TAAGTTTGATTATGGATATGACAGTGATGACTTTCCATCAGTAGTCAATGATGATGTAAGTGAAATACTTCTCGAAAATGGGGATGTCTACAACTTAGCAAGACAGACCACAGTGGAAGATGGAATGGGGAATGTCACTGCAACACCACATACAAATTATAGGATTTATGGTATGTTCCAGGATATCACACTCAAGGATAGGAAGATCCATGATATGGGATTGGCAGTGCCAGGAGCCAGGAAATTCTATTATATGCCAAGTTACACAATCACAAGTGCCGGAGTAGAAACAACACATGAAGTGAAAGAAGGAGACATCATCACAGACTCAAAATTATATACAGGCGAAGGTAACACAGGAGCATTCAGAGTTGTCAAGGTTCTGAACCAGTGGTACTTGCCAGATCAGGAAATCTACAGAATCGCAATTGTGCAAAGCATCAACTTGGATGGTACAGCATAATGGAAATGAAATTCAGTGTCCAGGGACCGAACTTGAACAATTCTAAGAATGCAAGTGTCCAGGGAATGAAGCGAGTCCTATGGAAAGCCATGACCAAGATGGAAGAGATCGCAAAACTCAAGGCTCCAGTAGATACAGGAAACCTGAAGAATAGGATCCATTTAAGTCCGATGCAATTCGGAGCAGCAGAATACACACTCTCAGATGGTGTGGAATATGGAGTCTATGTTGAATATGGAACCAAGCCACATTATGTCCCAATTACCCCCCTGATTGGTTGGGCTGGGCGTGTCCTCGGCGACAAAAACGCAGCCTTCGCAGTGAGGGCCAAGATTTCTAAAGTCGGTACGCCTGCTCAACCCTTTTTCAGACCTGCACTTCATGAAGTGCAACAGAAGTGGCTTCCAATATTCAGGAATGAAGTCTTCGGAAAACAATAATGCTCAAACATAAAAAAGTTTAAATAGAAAGGTATGGATTAATAATATTAGTGAAGGCCAAGAGGCGCACAACTTCACACCCAAGTATCCTGCCAAGAGGCGAACAAACATGGTATACCTAAGTCCAAAAACAATACTGGTAGATTTTCTCAGAAAGAATATCACAGATCCAAGAACCAGGATCACAAGCACATCAGATTCATTCACTGCAACAGCATTGCAGACCTCATTCTCACTCAGTCCAACAGCAGGATACAGTCTAAGCCATATCACATCAGTCACAGTGGATACAGTGGCCAGTGTTAAATGGCAGGATTATTATATCGACTTCAAAAACGAAAAAGTCGTATTCTTTACAGGACTCACAGTCGGACAAGCTGTAGTCATTACATATGGAGAAGGAACAACCAACTGGATATATCCAGACAAGGCAAACAAGAAACTGGATGCATTGGCCTTCCCAAGAATCAACATACTGGTGATAGGTAGTCCAGGCGCAAGGCTTGGAAATTATGAAGCACCAGTGGAAGCGGTCCCAAGGATCCAGATAGATATCTGGACCAAGGAGAAGCAAGACAATCAAATATTCACTATCGGTGGAGACAAATACACTGGAGAAGACTTGGCAGAATATATTGCATACAAGATCACAGAAGCCTTCGAAGATAATGAAGAAGAACTATTCCCTGCTTTATATGGATACGATCCAGTGGGGATGCCCCCAGACTTACCATTCGATGACGAACTGCAGTGTCATCATAAGATCGTGGAGTTCCTCTGCAGAGGATTGAAGCTGGGGAGAACAAGCTGAAGGAGATGAAATAAATGGCATTTGATGAATTTTTAATAGGAAAGAGAGAAAGAATGTCCTGGATCGTGGAAACGAGCTGGGGAGCAGGCGGAACAATGACTGGTGGAGAGATTGTAGGATTAAATTGTACAATTGAACCTGACTGGGCCAGAGGATGGCAAGAGAAACTGACTGCAGGAGCAGATACAAGAAATGTCCAGGGAAGAGTAATCGGACCAAAGACACTTCCTTATTCAATGAACTTCGTGCCAGTTAACTGGAGATGGTTAAAATATTTAATGGCAGTCTCAGATGGTGGAACAACACCAAAAACACATACATTCACTATGCGAAATACAATATTATCCTACAGACTCGAATGGGCAAAAAGACACACCACAGCACACGTTCTAACAGTAGTGGGCAATGCGGTCAAGTCTGCAACAATATCATTCCAGAAAGCAACAGGAGAAGGAACAGAAGGATTCCTGCAGGTAGCATTGAGCTGCGTAGGCCAGGATGTAACTGAAGGATCCACAGTAACAGCAATCAGCGCAGGAAACATCACAAAAGCACCATTCCAATACAGGATGGTCAAATGGACACTTGGTGGAACAGAAATAAAAGAAGTCAACAATGGAGATATAACAATCGACAATGGAATCGATGAGAATGACTCCAGGTACTGCAATAGCACATATGATGAACTTCTTGGAGAACCAATACCAAAGACATTCAGGATATCAGGAAGATTCAACGTCAATATTAAAGACAAAACAATGTTCGATCATTGGGATGCAGGAACAGTAGTCGCAGGAACAAATACACTTCTATTCGACAAAGATGGAACAGGAGATGACCAATTATTAATCACATTTGGAGACTTTTATGTGCTTGGAGCAGTAGCATCAACCAACCTGGAAGGAGTCACAAATGTCGATGTGGTCTGGGGATGCGATGCGTTCACAAGCATAGTGGCCAGAGATGATATAACCACATACTAAGGGGGAAAACAATGGGATACGAAAATGATTTTGTAAACGAGGCACCAGTTGAGCTGGATGTCGAAGGAAGGAAATTTTTTTATAAGCCAACAACTGGTGGCGATGAGAATGAATGGTTAAAAGATGTCATGAAATTGGATCCAGTAGAAAAGAAACCAATGGTTGACTGGAGCATGTACAACAGGAAGAAACTGGAAAACATCACAGAAGTACCATATGATATCGCAACCATAAAAAAGGTTTTGGGTGTAGAAAAGGAATGGAAGAACCTTATATCAGATGAGAGATATCTATTCCTATCAAAATTAAGACCTGGAATCTTTGATAAGATCATCAATGCAATGAAAGCAGTTGATGAACCAGATATTAAGACAGTAAAAAACTAACTCGGCTGATTGAGTATTCAGGAAACGAAGGATTCACAATAACGGATCCAAGCCAGAAGCTCATGTGGTGGAAATCCATAGCCTTCGAGTGCGGCATCAGCCCAAGAGAATTCCGAAAAAGCAGACTGGCAGATATCCAGGAGATCATGCAAATAAAGAGTGCGGTTGGAATGAAAAAACAAAGAAACCAAAAAGTCCAAGATTTAATGAACAAAGTGAGGTTCAAATGAACAAAATGAGGTATTTGTGAACATGGTGGCAGCAGCAGGAGTGGCAGGAGCAGCATCAGGTGGAGCAGCATCAAGCTCTATGAAGATTAAAGGTACAATGGACACCTCTAACATAGACAGAGGATTCGCCAGAGTAGGCCAGGGATTCGATGGAGTCAAAGGTCAAGGAAAATCATTCGGAGCAGACATGGCCAGAGTTGCTGGAACTGTTGCAAGCCTCGCAAAGAAACTACTTCTTATGGGAATGGCAGGAACAGCTGCAATGGTAGGAATAGCAAGCAAAGCGCCTGCAGTCGCACCTGCAATGGCCAGAATGAGTGTATCATTCGTCAAGATCCAGAGAAGTCTGGGAGAAGCACTGGCTCCTGCATTTGAAAAGGTTGCAGGATGGTTGGACAAACTCGCAGTATGGGTAGACGTAAACAAAGAAAAGATTGGAGAAGTTGCTGTCAAATTTCTTGACTGGGCATCTGCAGTGGGAGAGAAACTATGGCCTTGGCTTGAAAAGATAGGAAACTGGGCAGCAGACAATCCAGGACTCTTCGCAGGAATAATAGCAGGCCTTGCATTAGGACCAACAATAATAGGTGGAATCTCATCAATTGTAGGACTGGTGGCATCAATCACAGGAGCAACAGTAAGTGCAAGTGTATTGACTTTCTTCGGATATCTTGCAGCAATAGCCGCAGCAGGATACGTTCTTAAAATCGGAGCAGATTGGGCAGTGGACAAACTGCAAAATTACACAGGAATGGGAACAGATCAAAATGCACAAACAGACATGAGTGGCCAGACATTAATGAACAGACTGCCTCAAAAAGTGTTGGCAGACATTTTAGGAAAAGATGCACCATGGGAAGATGCACTTAATCCAAATAGTCCTGCACATGATGCAGCAATTGCAGAAATTACAGCAGGCGGATATCAATCATCAGGAGCAA